CTTGGACCTACGGCTAAAAGAAGTGGTACTGAACGCCTACGGAATCGCGGGTAGCAGGGTGTGGCCAATTTAGGGTTTGACTTCCACAGAGACGGGCTTTTATACTAGTTCACTACTAGTGCTGAAGTAACATCAGCTGTGTATGATCTAAGCGGACACAAAGGGGTTAGCAGCTATCAACCCTCTGAAACTATAAGATATTAAATATAATCGGTCTGCGCTTAATCTAAATACATCGATAGACCTTTAAAAATTCGATATATTTAGCCTTATGATTTTATACAACAGTTTTGTACATAGCCTTTAGATAGTCATAAGGACCTATCGTAGAGTTTGTAGTTTGAGCCGGTGCTGACAATAAGCCTGCCCATTTACCGAGCGCTTGATTATTCAAAATGCTATCCGGCCCTGTCTGATAACAATTATAATCAGAAGCCGTTCCCTGCTCGAGAGTAGCGGGCATAATTACAGTCGGTGCAAATACTTGATATCCAGCTCTTCCAACATCATCTGTACTCACAAATATCTCAAGAGCAATAGACGGCACAATCGGAGGAACCGAAGGATAATATTGCACAGGTTCTGCTAATTTGATGACCAAATAACCCATATTATTATCTGCGGTATTTAACGCATAATTACCAGTTGACGGGATGTAACCTTTAGAGGCCGTTCCGACAAATCTAAAAGGCGACATGTGTGGAACTTCAATTTCATAAGTTTGAACCCCCATCAACATACGATCAACTTCAGTCCCCGTAGAATACGATACGTCAGCAGAAACAGAAGACACAACATAATTGGGTTTATCTTGACACGTAGATTGAGCTAATTGTCCTGAATAGACAAAAGGATTTGGTGTAAACTCAGCATATTGATACAAAGCGTCAGCTGTGCCGCGATAAGCCGAACTTATTCCAGAAGTAGTTAACTCTGGAAAAGGAGCTGTAGAACGCCAATTTCGCCCGGTTGTAATATCAAGATTGTAACAATGAAATCCGGGTGGTATATAATACACCTCACCAAGCGTAGAACCAACTACCGATATCTTAAATCTAGCTCCTCCACTATATCCAAGAAACATATTATTAATTACTGCAGTCGTGTTTGCCGGAAGAATCCTGGTAACTCCAGGCGTTCCCGATGGAGTTCCACCAGGATGCCTGACTCCTAATAATGAGGCAACATCAAGCTGAACAGCTCCCCTAAAATTAGTCATTTCTCCTGCTGTAAAACGTTTATAATATCGACGCGTCCAACGCCTCAAATGATCTCGTACACTAACTATTGGCCGCAGATCAGTTGGTTTTATTACCGTTTGCTCATTTTCTTTCAACAATAAATCTGATTGAGTTTCCACATTCGCCTCCGCTATAAAAGACCCATCTATTTTTATAGGATTTTCTTTATCTTCTATGCCGGAGTCTTCAATATTATCAATAACAGATTTAATCTCACCATGCTTATTAACTACCATACCTCTACTGATTGGACTATTAATAGAATATACTCCTAAATCAAAATTTCTAGTATTATAACCAAATAATTGAAAATCATCTCCGGCTGACAAATATACATTAAACTGAACTGAAGTGGACACGGCTCCATTAACTACTAATGGTTGGTGTACATAAATATAGTACATACCATGTTGCAACGCATTAAACTCAAAATCCGTCGAACAAGGTATTTGCTCTAATGGTGACACGAAAGGCAAATCTATCGTATGCACCTGATGGCCAGTAAACTCCAATGTTTCCATCATTAAATTCGGAACTGAATTAAAATCGGGGACCGCATTCACCATATTTCTATCAGGTGAATAATTTCGCGCAACGGTCAATTTGCAATAATGAAAATTAGACATGGCTGATTGAATATGCAACTTTAATGATCCTCGCCAATACTTACTCATATGGTGTAAAATTTGAATTAAAGAATTAAATTTATAAGTTGCTATCGTTGCTGCACCAGAAGTATAGCTGTAAGGATCTATTTGTTGGAACGGAGTAATCGGTCTAGAAAACACGATGGTACCTTCTCCATTAGTGTTCTTCACTGTAAAAGTTCCAACATGCATAGGCTTAGAAACTATTTCAGATACTAACATCTCATCTATGGCCGTATCAAACGTATAATCCCTAGTATAATGACTAAATTGCGAATAAGGATCTAATTTTTCAATCTGAATAGGTGCATCGACTATATTGGTATTTTGTCTTAATTGCACTGCCATTTTCGTCGATATAGTAGCATCTGCCGGATTATGCAACCCAGTAAGAGCCCTCAAATAAGATCTAGCAGAATCAACAAAATCAAACATCTGGGCTTTAGACCCTGCAACCAAATCATAAGCATCACTTATAGTTGTCTTGGTTCCACTAGTCACTCTATCAAATACATTCGTAACGAAGCCTTTTGCCGACTCTACGAATCCTTGTGGGACCCAAGTAGGATTTACGTGCGGCCCATAAAACTCCAATTCCTTAAACATAAAATGTGCTGTAATAGATAAAGATGTTGTACCTGAAGTTGGAACACCCATAGGATTGACTACCATTATAATAACTTCAGCAAAATTACCTGCATATTGTGAAGGCACAACAGAAGTACCATCAGTAGCTACAGCCGCTAATTTAGAATTTACATAAAAAGGTACTTCCAATATGACTGGTGTTGCCTCATTAGCACTCAAAAACACATGGGGGGCTGCCATAAATTTATTCAAATTAAAAAGATTTGGTGGATTTAAAGCTTGACCAAAATTATCACCTCCACCTGGCACAGCTGCTGCAACTAATAAGCCACTATGCATGGGCGTTCCCGCAACTTGTAATACTACGGATATCTTTGCACGATACAATAATGATGCATCAAAAGGAATTTTGACCAACGGATTGGTCAAAATATCATTTGGAACATTTATAGAAGTCAATGATGTTCCTGCGATTGCAGTACTAGCCCACGGAATATTTTTAATAAAATACGGTTTATTCAAAATCACTGAATAATCCATATTTAATTGTGGCGGTACACAATCTAACGCTGGACTTTTATCATATCTAAATTCCGGCTCAATAGCAGACCTAGTTCTAACTGAAGAATAAAAATTCTCCTCTATTTCATTTACTGATTTAACTACTCCAATATTAGTCGCGTCATTAATCATATTTGATTTATAATCACTTTTATTATTATTATTACTATTTTCTGTAATGAATTATTTATATCGAACTATGAAGCTCCATTAACGCTTCATATGCCCGTCATTTATTTAAAATATAGTAACTCTCCATTGCTCCACTATAAAAAACGAGTAAAAATTAGTGAATTTTAATAACAAGTATATACAATTACTATACAAAAACGTAGGTTTCTAAAAACTGCCACTCACAAACACAAATAAATATATTTTACATATATTTAGATGTTCCCCACAACAAATCCTTTAAGAATTCATCTGGGTCTCTATATAAATTATACAAATAGTCATGACTCAAAATATACGAATCATAACCCCGCTCTTTTAATTTATTGGCCATATCTGCTAACAAAATATCTCTATCTGGCCATAGATAGGCTTCTCTTTGATAATTTTCCACCTTAGCCCGCAAAACAACTCCTAAATCCTTAGTTCTATCATAAAAACTTAACCCACTTTGCAGCGTCCGTAACTCAAGCGGACATACTATTCTTCCTAGTTCATCGTGGAATCTAAAGAATCTTTTCAAAAATGTTACTTCTTCCAACGATTGGAAGGGTTCTTTAATATCACCTTTCAAACTATCCGTGAAACCCATACCCATAGAAGTAAAAAAGTCTTTCATTGTCACAGCATTCAACACTTCCGTTTCTCCTTTAATTCCAACTAATTTGTCATCTCCATACACATAGTCAATAATTAAATGTAAAAAGTTATTAACATTATCATCTCCTACTTCACGCTTATACCACATAGCAGTATAAAAGCGATTAACTAAAGAATTTAATATAGCAGTTAAATAGTGACCCGAAGGCATCGAATGTGTAGTAACATACAAATCATCTTGTACAGCCACTAAAGATCTAATAGCATTGTCTAACAATAATTCTATCATATCAAAATCCTCTCGCGGTACAAACTCCAAAATTACTTCTTTAATAGCATCTTGAACCAGATTATTCATCGATCCATCCCATTTAGCGATGTCTCCGGCAAATACACCCTTACATCCTCTTAACTCATCATACATTATGGGCCATTCCTTAACGGGATTTATACCAACACAAATATTATTATACTTTCGATTTTCCATTAAATGCTCTACCAACCAACCAAAGTATTTTTTCATTAATACTTGGTGATGTATAGTACCTACTCTAAAGCTACGCGGAACTCCTTCCTTTTCTTCATTTCGCAATTCATCTTTCAAAGCTTCACACCAAACTAACTTTTTCCAATCAATGATACCCTGGTTATTAAAGTCTTTTTCAAATTTTTCTAATTCCAATCGAAATGTTGATTTTAATATTTTATTTTCGAAATCCACATAAACTTCTTTATCTTTCTCACATCCATACCCATTACTAGACTCTTTATTTAATCCTGCCAACAAATCTGTTCCAGATACTATTTCATTCTCAGTTAATTTACGATATACGCTATTCTGCAAAAATCTTCTCATAACTTTCTTTCCAAACGCTAAATCTGAATTTGAAACATTCACTGTATGTTGGAAAGATTTCTTAGCGATATCCTTAACGGTACATCTACCATATTTAACAAGGTTTGCTGGAAAACGCGTTACGGGATATAAACCAAATAAAGGGGTAGTAACCAAGTTTGACTTGCTACCTACCGAGACATTCAAAGACTCCCCTAATTTCAAAACAGAAACGTTTTCAAATGGCTTATCACTCATCTCAAATGGTAAATTCTCATTATCATTTTGGAAAATACAATTAATACTTTCCCTAGTTTTATCACACCATCTAATTGCTAAACCCAAACCAGATTTTTCATTTCCAGCCACATGCATACCTAATATTCCGAAATTATTACAAATAATCGCTCCACAAAGACCAACTCCATGTATATCATACATGAAATTACTCCCGCTTACGCTAACTTCATAATTACGCAGTAAAGGTATTTCATAAACAATTGGAGCTACAGGATCAATATTATGAACTCTGCAACTATCATATTTCCCAAATGGTGTTAGCATAGTAAAGTTTCCATCTTTATTATTTCCAAAGCTAGCTATCTTACGAAAAACTGTAGGCAAATTACGTGGTAACTTCACTACACATACATCTTCATCTCGTTTCAAAAACACAACATCAACTCTTAACTTATCATAAATAACATGGTTTTTAACCTTATCCTTAAATACTGTCAATTTAACATTTTCAGGGGTTAAAACTGCATGACTAGGTAACAATACAAAATGTCCACTTAACAATCCTATCACATGAATTTTACTATCATTCTCATTCAAGACAGTTACTTCTCGCATATTTGAAACGAGACTTTTGTGATAAGTACCCATATCACTAGTGTTAAATAAATTAGACATTTGTGATTCTATACTAAAATTGGTGTTTTTCTCATTAACCTTACTCCGCTTATTAAATATACTTTCTATAGTGAAGCGCATTACAAAAACTACAGCTATTAAACACACATAAATAGCGATAGATAGAAACTCATCGTTATTCAAAATAGCATCTAAAGTAGAATTTATCCTCTTAATCAACCACGCTGCTGCGTCCTCTATAAAAGCAAAAACAGGGTTACGCGGTTCTGTCTTTCCATCTCCAAGTTCATCGCGCAAGGCTCTTAGTTTTTGATTTAACACTTCTACATCTATGTCTTCATCACACTCATCACTAATTTCATCTTGCCACAAAACACTATCCGTGGCAGGTTTGATACCAGAGTTAGTAAAACTCCACTCAAAAATTCCTTCAGAGTTAAACCCACAATTCTCTCTAATCAAATCTAGCTGTGATTCGGTTAAATTATTCGATACTAAGCGCTTTTTATTTACGTCTCTAAACGCCTTTATTACGCTACACACCCAACTATAAAATTCCAAATCACCACTAACTTTACTAAAATTAAAGGATTGTTTTATACCTTCGAATTCACTCTCATTACGAAAGTGAGATGGGAACCCCTCAAAAAATGTTCCATTTTCTAAATTATATGATTTCCAACATGCAACACCACTATATTCACCAGCAAATTTGACTTTTGAAAAATCAAGAACTACACACCTTCGCCATAGTGCTGGTAACTCTCGTATACCATCAGTTCTAACCAAACCACTCAAATTCATAAATTCATTTGTTGTAGCTAAAATAATCTCGCTATTAAAAAATTTTGTATCTTTATTTTCTGCTCGCGCACAATCTAAGGGATATTTTACCTCTGATATCATATTTATAAAAGATCTCCATTGAGATATACCTTGTTGACCCACATCATCCATGTAGAATATTGTTTCATTTTCATACATATCATAGAAATCTTTACCATCATTCACATCTTTAACGATGTGTACATATTTAGACCACGGGCACGCCTGCACCACCGCATTCATAGCTCGCGATTTTCCACATCCAGGGGGACCTTGAAATATTATTCCAATCGGCTCTTGTCTACTACATTGTTCGAAAGCCTCAATCCTCTTTATCAATTTTAAAAAATCTAAATATACGGCCAACACCGCAGCAGATTTTCTGCTCCACTGTCTAAAAACTTCATGTTTTATCTTGCTATGAAAATCTTTAATTTTAGTTCTAAATGAAATTTTAGTTATTTTCTCACCTAATTTATCTTCATTAATAATTTTACTCATTTGATACAATTGCGAATGCGTTGAAAAATCTCCCAGCTTCATTAAATAATTTTTAATACTAATTAAAAAATTCGAATTAGGAAGAAGATCTAAAATAAAGCAAACTGCTTTAATTATTAAAGATACCAACTGGTGGATTCCAGTTATATCATCGCATAATTTAGCCGAGGAAAAAACGTTCATACGCTTAATAATCTCAAATAATGTTTTAGGTAAAAACATCGAAACTGTAGATAAACACAATTCCTCTAACATTTGTGGTTTAAACTTATCTAAGCAAGAAGTCGTGGCCGAATACAAATCTATAATAATAGCTATTATATCATTCATATTTATACCACTCTCACTCATCGATTTTAAACGTAAAAATATACTTACAACTTGTAATAATATTTTCACATCAAACTGTTTATAAACCTCATCACTCAACCGTTTCAACTTTGCCATAATCTTGATGCAATCCATAAAAAATGAACTAGCGTCAAAAACATCTTTCATTAAACCCTCATTTTTAAATTTATCAGCTTCGAATAATAAAAACCGCAGTCTTTTCTTTCCGTTACCATCTACTAAACCTACTAACTTTATCCTAACTCCATCTTTACTTATAACTGGATATTCTCCATTCATAAAAGCTTTCTTACTTACTCTTTTCATTTCATTAGTCATTATATAATAATAAAAATATTTCGTTTCATTATTCTCTACACCAACCTTCACATTTTCTGTTTGTTTTGTTTGTTTATTAAGGACACTCATCTTTGGTTCGGTACTAACTCATTTAAGAGCGTTCCCACGTATAATTTGTGCTTTTTACTTAATCTAATGCAATACTACTGAGTATAGGTACTACCTTCTCTCAATAATCCACTCACACGATAAAAGTTTTTGGCCTTCTCTCACTTACTAAGAGACTCCAAATAGTTAGCATAACTAGACTTTTATTTTCGATAACCTGTAAAGGCCTCGGACTTGATTTTACCTAGTGAACTCCCCATTACCAATGGGTGTTTCAAGCTCACAACATTACTGCTTTTGGCTCACACTATCTTTTACAATAGCAAGGTGTTTCGTCATCACCTACAAATACTAATTTTTGGCCCTAGTGTACAAACATACTGCATATTCCGTGAAAGAGACGAATCTCTTTCACGAAAATGCAATATCAGTCCGGTATCTCTTCTGTTA